TGGTAATTGCAGCATTCATCAGTTCAATACCACAGTGTTCACATTTGATTCCACCATCAACCGAACTCTTAAGTTCTTCGATACTTTTAATCTTGGCGTTGTTCTCCGCTTGTTTGGTAATCAAATCCTTAATCTCCTGTTTCACCTCATCGTGTTTATCCTCGTGGTAAAATTCAGATGGTTCAACAACCTTAACACCATCTCTATCTGAAATGGCTTTGGTCTTCTGTAGGTCCAACCCATTAATCTCCTCTTGGACTTTATCCGGAGACACTAGTGTCAAATCTCTATCAATATTGTGTTTAGAGTTTAACAACCCATCACGATACTCTTGTCCCTTAAGGATTCTTGATTTAGCATCTTCCAACTGAGTACCCAACGTAAGATTACTTTCCGTTAGGGTATCAATCGTTTCCTGACTAGTTTGGTTATCCGTTTTAAGTTCTTCAGAGTTATAGATGTTAGATAACATTCCTTTGGAGAAGTCACTATAAATTTCTTTGGCAGCTTCCTCTTTACGTTTAAGAAAGTCTAACCCCATAAACCTTGAAAGAACTTGACCCCTCGCCGTAGGTTTAGCGTCAATTAGTTCTTCCAAGTTGGTGGCAGTTGTTAGGATGGTCATTAAGAAGTCCTCTTTGGTCCCGATTGACGTTTTAATAAACGCCTCGGTCTCTCTTCGTTGTTCTCCGGTGAAGTTTTGTAAACTACCATCAGACAATCTTTTATAAAAGTCCAACTCGGTCTTAACCGTCCATTCGTTTTTCTTTGATAACTTTCTTTCAATATTTCTCAATATGATATACTCCTCACCATCGATTGTAATCTCACCTTTTACGGCAACTTTGTTTCTATCTGTAAACCTGTTGAATATCTCTTCCGCCTTTGATGTCTTGGTTGTCTCATTAAAGAATAAGAACATAAGTAAATCTACTGTTAGAACTGTCTTACCCCCAAAGTTAGGCGGGTTTGATTCCACAACCGTAATCCCATCACACTTCTCAAAATCTATCTTCTGATTCTCACCATAGGATAAAAAATTTGAGAACTCAATGTTCTTAATGTACCATCTCTTAAACGGAGTGGCGTCGGTTTGGTCCTGTAACAATTTATTATCCACAATACTATTAAGTTGGTAGATATCATCGTAGTGTTCCATATTTCCTTTTGACTCCAAGAATGAACGAACCAATTCTAATTGATAGTTCTCATCCAAGATGTTAAAGGATATGTCTACGGTATGTGTGGTGTCGTCACCAACCTTTGTCTTTGTAATAACATTAACATTGGTTGTGTTGTACTTCTTTTGAAAGTAATGACGAACACTCTTTATTTTTTCTTGTGTAAAGTTTTCGGCATAATCCTCCCATACAATCTGTAGGTAAGGATTATCAAAACTTGTGATATCTAAATCTTTTATCATTATTGTGTAATTAAATTGTGGTGGGGGATTGAATAAATCCATTTGTTTTAATTCAGTTCTTCTACTTCTTCTTGAATGACATCTCCACCGTCTCTTCTGTCTTGAGCCTCCAATACAGTATCTAAGTTCCAACCATCATATGCGGTTAGTTTCTCACAACCTCTATCCATCCAATAGTATTCCGACATCCATTCATCCCATTTAGAATCAACTAACTTAATGAAGTTCTCGTCGTTACCTCTATCTCGGTATCGTTGGATGAATTCCTCTTTTCGTTTATCATCCGGATAAACCAAGTAAAAGAAAAGACAATTGTCTAACAAAGCATCTCTAACTTCTTTATGTGATGAAACAAATATGTATTTGTATTTACCTATACAATTTTTAATATGGGTAATGTAGTTCTGTGGAAACTCGGGGTTTCTAACCTTTTCACCATCTTTATTAACAACCCAACTGAAATTACTCGAATCTGAATCTAATGTAGTTCCAGTATTGTTTTTATGGTAAGTCGTTTTACCGACACCAGGAAACGCTGATATTATCTTAGTTCTCAACTTCCACCTCAGGAGTTACAACCTCAGCTTCGGTCACATTAATTTCATTTGTTTCACCAATAACTTCAGTGTTCAAATCCATTGTTTCACCATTCTCATTTTGATATTGAGCTTTCAATGTCTCCATTTGTTTTTCAAACATTTCTGTGTACTCCGCTTGAGCTTTCTTTCTTAATCCTTTAAGAGCGTTGTTTCTTGTTACAACTCTTGTTTTGTGAGCCTTTGCTCCACCACGTAATTTTGACTTTGGCATAATTGTTTTTATTTAATTGTTATTTATTTCGTCATTCATTTGTTCTCGTATTTCTTCTAACGTTATTCCCGGCTCATTATCAATTCGTTCCTTAACCTCACTAGTCAGTCTATCAATAATGTCTTGACCTAAGTTCTTATCTCTATCAGATAATCCCATATGATTAGGACTCTCATCACCTTCATCATCATTACGATAATAATCCAACCAATCTGGTCTTTCTTGAACTTTAACACTCTCAACCTTTTCAATCATTTTTTGAACTTCCGTTTTAGAACCCATTAACATTTTAGACATCTGAACTTTTTTTTCAATATTTCTAAATCTATTGTAAAAATTTTGAGTTTTTGCCCCATGAAAGTTAATATCTGTATTGTTTTCTTCTAAATAATTAATAATACTTATAATTTCATCGCTATCATCAGTAATACCCATATCATTTATTAACTGAAAAAAGTCGTCACACTTGATAATCTTTCTTGTTTCTGTTTTATTTTGTAAAAACTTAATTACAAAATCACCTAACTTAGTTTCCATAACTTAATTTTTTGATGGTCTATTTTCTTCAAACCATTCAATTATCGCATTGATTGCCCATACCGCTCCGGATGATAGAATTCCATCAAAGAACCAACTAATCCATAATGGTGTTTCAAACAATACAAATGTTGGTGAGAACACAGTTAATGATAAAAACCAACCTCCGTGAAAACTAAAACACATCGGACAAGTTATTATACCCGATATAAAGTTAGCAATACCATTAAATGGTAATAATTTATTGTTTCCCCATTTTTGGAAGAAGTCTCTAAATCCCTGAAAGATTGACCCGTAGACCATAATGTTCATAAGCCCGTAGCTTAAGATGAACCAAGTTAAAATGTTAATCATATTACATCATCTCATTTAAGTTAGAACCTTTCATAAAGACAGCACCTTGACTAACTTTAATGGATTCCAATTGTTTATTTATTTTTTCAAGGTCTTCAATCCTTGTGTTCTTTAAAGATAGTTCTTTTCTAAGTTTCTGTAAAGTTTCTTGGAGAAGTAATGTCTTATCATTTGATTTTTCTACTTCAACTATCTTTTCAACTTCTTTAATGACCTCAACTATTTTTTCAATAATTATCGGTTCAGGTTTGTCCCCAATTTTATCTATATTTGGGACAGGAACATCTACTCTCACTTCTTTTATGACTTCTCTATCAACATATTTAATAACCTCTACTTCTTTGATAGTTTCAATCTGAATTTCCTTAATAACTTCTTTAATCACCTCAATCTCTTTAATAACTTCAACAGGTACTTCTACCCGTATTTCACGGATTACCTCAATTTCTACCTGTTTTTCACCAACAATACCTGTTTTTCCCGAATCATCACCAAGTAGACCATATTTCTTTATGTTAAATCCTTCAGTATAACATTTGGTTATGAACTTATCCACGTCCTCAATATTGTTTAATTTACAATATTCATTGACACTACTTAATTGACTACTTGTTAACTTGATTTGATGCACGTTGTTTGTCTTCTTGTTCTATTTTTTTAAGTAATTCTTCCCACTCCTCATCGGAGAATTTGTCTCTAAGATTTCCCATTTTATCGTTTAGTTATGATAATAATTGAATTCATAAAATTTATTGATTCAATATCAGTTCTTATTTTATAATTTTTTAATTTAACTTGTTCAATTAATAAGTCATCTTTTCTAGCATAACTATAATGACTTTCAAGTAATTCCCCATTAAAGTTAACATCATCAATAATATCTTTAAAGTATTCTATAGCAGTACCTGATTTCCTAAATCCCCCCTCATATTCATCCCAATAAGAACAACAAGTGTCTTCAACAACATACAAACCATTTTTTTTAACACACGGAAATAAAATTTCAAATGATTTAATCATATGTGATTGATAGTGAGAACCATCATCAATTATTAAATCAAATTCACCATATTTTTCAATAACATTATTTAAAAATTTCTCATCCTCTTGTGAACCAATTTCAATTTTAATATTTTCGGACTCATAAATTTTACAGTTTTCATCAATATCTATCCCAACAATTAAAGAGTTTGGATAAAATTCGCTCCAAGTTTTTAAGGAAGCGTCATACAAAACACCTATTTCAAGTATTTTTAATTTATCATTTCGATTAAAATTAAAATATTTTTCATATTTTACACAATAATCGTGTATTTCAGAACTTTTATCTGTACCATATTTAATGGCAATATCATTTAAATTATTCATATTTTTTTATTTACCACTATTAACCAATTTTTCAGTTCCGTTTATAATATCATCAAATGATTTCATCTTAAATGATAAGAAAGGTTTTGGATTATCCAAATCAACAAATGAATATTCATCTGATTCAAGATTATAGATTCCGAATCCATGCTTGGTTATTGTCTCACCATAGTTCTGTTGAATTGTTGAACCAACCATATACGCTTTCTTTCCACCAGGTATGTTGAAGATTTGTCTTTTGTGAATATCACCACATAAAACCAAGTCACATCCATTAAACTTATCTGTTTCAAACCCGGTTTCAAACTTATATCCGATATCAGTAGTTAATCCCTGAACTGGTCCGTGAAACAATCCAATCTTCAATCTACCCGTTTTTTCAATCTCAGGTGGAATGTTATGGTCAAGCAATGAATACACCACCCAATCAACATTATCGTCCTCGTATTCACCTCTGTTCTTCAAATAAACGATGTTGTCATTCTTTAATGAGTCAATAACCGGTGTAAGAGCGTCTAATCTTGATGAGTTCGATTCCAAAAAGTCGTGGTTTCCAATTATAACTATTGTTTTGGCAATTTGAGAACACTCCGTAAGAATCCAAGCCACGAACTCAATAAGTTCGGGAGTCATTTGGTTTTTAGAATGAACTAGGTCTCCGGTGAATACAATCCTATCCGGAGCAATCTCTTTGAATTGTTCCAACATATCATTCAAGATTCCTCGATATAAGTCGTGGTCTTTGAATAATCTTATATGTAAGTCACTAAAGTGAACTAATTTCTTTATCATTTTATTTTTTAATTTTCCAATTTAATAATACCCAACCCAAAATCAAAGTAGGTATTCCGACCCACCATATCCACTCTCTATGAAATGTTACTCCAGCAGCCTTTTGTATAACATATGATAATGTTGGTATTAACCATAAAGTCATAGACCCTAATGGTTGTGACGCAAATCCTCGTTTAACCAGTCTCATTATTTATCAAATAATTTAAACTCCTCATTTACGTGACCACAATCGTCACATCTGTAAGTTGGGAACGGAACTATAGTGTCTTCCTGACTTCCGGTTAACAATTTGTTAACTTTTTTTATCATCGTAACTTCTTTGAAGTAAATGCTATCACATTGTTCACACACTAATGTAGGTTGTTTCTTTAAATCAATCTTTGGTTGTAATAAATCGTCCATATGTTTTTCTTTTAAATTTAGTTTATTTTTACTTCTTAGTCAAATATTTTTTCACATCCATATCCAAGATAGTTTCTTGAACTCCCTTTGGAACACGGAATTCTTCATACTGACCAATCTCTTTAACAAGGACAATCACACATCCATACAATTTAATGTTTTCGTATTTGGTTCCTTGTAACATTTTAATAAGAAGTTTTCCGTAAAATGGTAATTGAGTGAAGTAGTGACCCAACGCATTGTTTGGTAACTTATCAAATGGGTAATACATTTTTTTAGTGAAGAATGATTCCTCAAAGTTCTTTGGCTTATTTGATTTCCAGTCCGTTATTACCAATCCGAATTCAGTTTGTTCCTTATTCATTATCAACCATACCTTATCCGGTTGTCCGGTGTAAGCTAGTTCAGGGTCACCCAACACAATCTCCGTATCCAATAATACGGCACCTCTCTCAACCATAAGGTTTAAGTAAGCGGTTCCTGCGGATATCATACTATCACCCTTTAAGATTTGTGTAAAGTCACACTCAAAGATTGGTTGTCTAACCTCTTTGTAATCCCCAAACATCTCAATAGTTTTCTTCTCCAACATATAGTGAACTCTACTTCCCATATTGGTTGAGTAATCCCCCGCCGCCTTCCACTCATCTAAGAGTTGTTGTTGAATCTCAAGGTCTCCTTTGGCTTTCTTTAATGATATACCTTCCGTATCAAATTCCTCGTAAAAGTATTTCATTACCTTACTAACAGATGGATAATCACTCCGGATTACTCCGGTCTCATCTTTCATATAATAAGTGTGAGTGTCCTCAACGAATGTTAATTCAAGTTCCCCTCTTCGTTTATCTAATAACTCTCTAATCTCTTTTGCAACCTCATTTAAATCTATCATCTATTTCATTTTATAAAAGTAATCACTGATGTCACCTCTTAAATCGGCAACATCGGCATCACCCGTTAATTTTATTATTTTAACCTTACCATATAATTTACCCCCATTTAAGTTGTGGTATAACTTAACAGCGTCTTGCCACGCGTCACTATCCAAACAAATAATTATATTACCATTTGCCTTCTCATATAACGTATTAAGTAATAAGTCGGACATATGTTTTCCTAACATAGCAATACTATTAGGTAGGAATATCGCGTCAAAGGCACCTTCACAAAGATGAATATCTTTATTCCAATTGATTGTATTTTCAAAAAAGATTATTTCATCTTTCGATGATTCAGGATTTTTGTATTTGGCACGACTATTTGGGTCCCAACTTCTGGCTATAAAATAGTTTAACTCTCCCTTATTATCATAAGAAGGAATTATTACCCTACCCGAGAACGCACCCTTATCACAGAATCCAATCCCATACTTTTCAATAATTTTATCAGTAATTCCACGTTGGGTTAAGTAATTATATGCTTGACGACGAACCGGATAAACTAAACTACTATCCTTGAATTTGGTAAATCCTTCAGGTAGTCTTAATTTAGTAACTCGTTTCTCTTTTGGTTTGTGATTTTCAGGTTGAAGTAGGTTGTATATCTTTTTCTGTTTCTTGTTACCAAAATTGTCAATTAGTTTTCCAAGAGGTCCTTTGGTATTATTTTCATCTCCACAACTCCAACACTTATAGACGTGTTCAAAGTAATTCACTTCCATGTTTCCTTTGTGTTGGTCTTCATCGCATATAGGACAGTCAAAGGATATTTGACCCTTTGACTCATAGTGAAGTTTTTCATCCCCTAAGATATCGTGTAGTATTTCTAATAAAATTTCCGCATCATCTGACATAGATGCAAATATACGAATAAAATTATTATTATCAAAACTTTATTAGTTTTTTAATCCCCCTATATTTATTGAGATAACATAACGAAATGAGTACACAAATAACAATAAGTAATATTACCGGAGTATCACCCTTCAAAGTTTATCTATGTGATAACCCAATTACTTTATCAATATACATAGACACAGTTTCAACCTTTCCTTATAATGTAATTATACCTCCTATTTGGAGTACATTAACATCATTTAATTTAAAAGTTATAGATAATAATAATTGTGAATCAATTTTAAATTTAACATTATAATATGCCTTGTAGTTCAACATATTGCCTTTCAAACACTGGTTACCCAACATTTGATGATATATACTTTAGTGCCGGGACACATAACTCTCAACTATATTGGACAGGTCAAACAAATGGATTATTCATTTATTATAACACAGGGTCAACTCAATGGTGTTTATCAACTGTTTTAGATGGGACTTGTCTTTTATCAGGTCAATCACCATGTTTTAATCCGTGTCCGGATTTAGATGATGTCTATTTTTCTAGTGGAGCGTGTCCAACACCCACACCCACACCAACATTAAATTGTGCAAATTTAAATTTCTCAGCAATATTTGATTGTGATTTTGAAACCACTCCCACACCAACAATAACAAGTACAACAACATTAACACCAACACCCACACCAACACCCACAAACCCATGTAATGTAGTTATTAGTGCAACTATTCAAAGTGTAACACCTACACCAACACTCACCCCAACAATGACGCCAACACCATCGGCACAAATTGCACGTACTTGTACTTTTGAACAAGGCGTAACGTTTAACACAATTGACGATACTATTGTATGTCCTTATAGTTATCAATTCCAAAGTTGTTATAACGGTATGATGTATTATACTACAAATCAAATAGTTACGCCAGGAAATATTCCAATTGAGAAGTTTCATGTTTATCAAGCCAACGTTAATGGAACACTAATGTGTGTTGGATATATTGGTGTTAATCTTAATACAATAGGTATTGACGATGTTTCATTATTATTAGGACCATACGGATTTTTAGATGATGGCGATTGTATTTTATGTTCAGAAGCTATTGTTCTAACACCAACGCCTACTAGTACACCAACATCTACCCCAACATCTACTCCAACAACAACACCAACACCCACACAAACTTTAACCACAACACCTACTCAAACACCTACTCAAACTTTAACACAAACATCAGGTGCAGTTCCTACTAGCACACCAACACAAACTTTAACTCAAACCCTAACACCAACTCAAACGTTAACACCTACATCATCAACACCATCATTTAGTGAAACATTCACGATGATTGCTAGAAGTTTAAATAGTATAACAAAGGTTGACTCTCAAGGGTTTATAATAAACGCTTCATTACCATATAGAGTGGTTTGGGGCGACGGTAATATTAGTAATTATCCTTCAGGAATAAGTTATATTATACACACATATTCAACCCCTTATACAGGAAATATATTAATCCAATCTTCTGATTTAACATCTATAATTTGGTTGGCACCATCACAGGTTGCCCCTCAAATGACTTCAAATAGTGTTAGATATTTAGAAATTGAAACGTCTCAATTAAAGAATTTAGATGGATTACAAATTTATGGGTCTTTCACAAACCAAGGCATTTTTACATCAGGTAATATAAGTTTATTACCATCAACTTTAACTGAGTTTATTTCACAATACTCTAATTGTTCGGGAGATGTA